ATGCCAAACTCAGATCTGCTCCCTTCCCTGTTATTCAAGCTCAACGAAAATCAGCTCGCCCTGGAAGCCGCGATCCTGGAGCTTTCGAACTGGGTCGAGCAGCGCGGCTCGGCCGATGTTGCCGACAACGTGCGCGGTGCCTTGGAAGCCATCGACAAGAACGAAGAGTTCATCAAGATGACGCTCGCGGTGATGATGGCGCCTGAGTGACGGCTATCGTCTATGGTCGCCAATGGCGGAGGGCTGCAATCGGCCGATTCTGTTGAAAAAGTAGCTCCCCTGTCTGGCCTGCGGCAAAATCTTCGCATCGGCCAGCAGGGAAGCACGCAGCATGATGGGACAGTTATCGAGTGGGCAGGAACGGCTGTTTTACTCGTTCAATCTCGAAGATCACATCCCAACCAATCACCTTCTACGCAGCATTGATCAGTGTCTCGATCTGAGCGACCTGCGCCATTACCTCACCGATTTCTATAGCCCGATTGGGCGTCCGTCGATTGATCCCGAACTGATGATTCGCATGCTGATCGTCGGCTATTGCTATGGCATTCGCTCTGAGCGGCGACTGTGCGAAGAGGCCCATTTGAATCTGGCTTATCGCTGGTTCTGCCGGTTGAGCCTTGAAGATGAAGTCCCCAACCACTCGACGTTTTCCAAAAATCGACACGGCCGTTTTCGGGACAGCGATCTCTTTCGCTGGCTGTTCAATGAAGTGCTACGTCGCTGCATGGACGCAGGCCTGGTCAAAGGCGAAGGCTTTGCCGTGGACGCCAGTATCATCAAAGCGGATGCGAGTCGGCAGCGCGGCGTACCGGGTGATGAGCCGGTCAACTGGAGCGATCCGGCCCTGAGCAGCCGCGCCGTGCGAGAGTACCTAGAGGCACTCGATGAGGAGGCTCTGGCCGAAACGCTACCGAAGCGTCTATCGCTGACGGACCCTCAAGCCCGCTGGACCGCTGCTCCAGGAGGCCCAGCGTTCTTCGCCTATTCCACGAACTATCTGATCGATACCGAACACGGTGTCATCGTGGATGTGGAACCCACACCGGCTCATCGCACGGCCGAAGTCGAGAGCACCAAGATCATGATCGACCGGGTCGAGGCGCAGTTCGACATCAAGCCGGAACGCCTGATTGGCGACACCGCTTACGGAACCGCGCCGATGCTGGCCTGGATGGTAGAGGAAAAGGACATCGAGCCGCATGTGCCGGTGTGGGACAAAACCGAGCGCAAGAACGACAGTTTTTCGAGCAACGATTTCCACTGGAATGAAGAGGCTGAGGAATACCGCTGCCCGGCCGGCAATGCATTGCGCAGTGAATGGCGAGCCTTCAAGAACGAGCGTTCGCACGTCACCAAAGCCAACACCATCATCTTCCGATCCCGGCAAACCGACTGCGCGAACTGCCCGATGAAAGCCCAGTGCTGCCCGAACACTACGTTTCGCAAGATCGCTCGCAGCGTCCATGAAGCCGCGCGCGATGTGGCTCGGCGCATTGCAGCGACACCTGCGTACGTGCGCTCTCGCCACGAACGTAAAAAGGTCGAAATGTTGTTTGCCCACCTCAAGCGCATCCTGAAACTGGATCGCTTGCGACTACGTGGCATGAGCGGCGCGACTGATGAATTCACCCTGGCCGCTGCGGTGCAGAACCTGCGCCGGCTGGCCAAATTTACCTCTCAAGGGCCACCTGCCACGGGATAGGTGCGCCTGCACCAAGCAAAAAACCTTAAACTAACCCAATAACCGAGCAGCACAGGTCAACGAAGGGCCGAGAAACCACTCAATGTGGTGAGTAGGTTCTCCGATGGTGGTCGTGCCTGAGTTCAGGCCAGCTGAAAATCCGACTTTTTCAACAGAATCGGCCAAAAGCTGCCTCTCATATGGGCTCTACGATATCGGGACCGATTCATCCTGATCTGCCAGGCCATCGACTCCAATCTGGTGGTTCGTAAAGCTAGACTATGCTCGTGGAATCGTTCAATTAGGAGATATTCGTGGGATATCTTTTGAGAGGCCAGAGAATATCTTCTATTGGCCGATTCTGCAGTTAAGAAAGGCGCTCCGAAGAGCGCCTCGTTTGCTGCTATCAGTTGATTTGTTTCAGATCAGACTTCCCCGAGCCATCAATGTTGATGCGCCGAGGCTTGGCTTCCTCTGGTACAACCCGCAGCAGATCAATGCTCAACAGCCCATTGGACAACGATGCATTTTGAACCTCAATGTGATCCGCTAAACGGAAAGACAGTCGAAATGCACGTTGAGCGATTCCCTGATGAAGGTAAATCGTCTCCTGATCGCTTTCTCGCTTGCCACCGGCGATGGTCAAAACCTCCTTCTCGACTTGAATGTCCAAATCCTCCTCACTCAGACCCGCCGCAGCTATGACGATTCGATAATGATCGTCACCGTGCTTCTCGACGTTATGAGGTGGGTAGGTAGTCGAGGCCGCCTCGCTGCGTAGCGCGGATTCAAAAAGGTCGTTGAAACGATCAAAGCCTACCGACTGACGGAACAGTGGGGCCAACGAAACGGTACTAGCCATAGCTAAATCTCCTGAGTTTTCTCCAAGTGATTTATGGCGCGACCCGGTTTCGGCATCGCGTACAAAAATATATAGCGTTGTGAGAAAAACGATTCAAGAGGAGCAAAAATAATTTTTTATTCTCAAAAGACGAAGGCATCAACGAGGTCATTTATATTGGCCAAAGGCATCGGTTTGGCACGCCCTTTATCGCTTCGAAAGCTGACTGGTTGCCGGAAGGGCAAACACTACAACCGGGACGACCTCAATAACCAATACAGAGCTAGACAACTTACTGAGAAACGAAAGCCCCAAAGTCGCAGTTAAAGTTATTGACGTTTGCCAATCTGGACCCCCTACATAAAAGATGAATCGCCCCTGATTTTGTAGACGCAAATGACTGGCAGCAATGGGTCGGATGCAGCCCTCTAGGACAGACAGCTATCGGCCAATAGCGACACGTTCGCCCCTAGCACCCCATGTTGGGGGCTGTAGCAGCCTAACCTATTGTTTCTAAAAGAATATAGCTACTTACAAGGGTAGCAAAACACCCGCTTATTTGTGCTTATGCAAACGGAAACACGCGGCCTCCAGAGGAGGTTTTGCGCAAGCCGACCCAATAAAAGCGCCTCCAGGCTTATTAGGCAGAAGCGGACACCACAATCGCACCACTCATACGGCCGGGAGAGAAATGTCACCTTCTCGAATTATGGACGAGGCGGTCAACGAAGAACTCCATATGCCCTCTGGGGGTAGCCAGCAAAGGCCAAGCGTCGACCTTTAAAGCGATTTCCTGAAATGCTTGGGCGCACTTGGAGCGCGGAAAGTGTTCGTAGACTGCTCGCTGCTTCTGCACTGCCCTACGCGCACATTCATCGTACGGAACCGCTCCCACATACCGCAGGGTTACGTCGAGGAAGCGATCGGTGACTTTGGCCAATTTAGCGAATAGCGCGCGACCTTCATTCGGGCTCTGCGCCATATTGGCCAGCACCCGGAAACGGTCCATTCCGTAATCACGATTAAGCAGTTTGATCAGGGCGTAGGCATCGGCGATCGAGGTCGGTTCGTCGCAGACCACCAGCAAGACTTCGTGGGCCGCCTGGACGAGACTGACCACCGACGGGCCAATGCCTGCAGCTGTGTCAATCACCAGCACATCGAGACTGTCACCGATTTCACTGAAGGCCTGGATCAGGCCTGCGTGCTGAGCCGGAGACAACTGCACCATGCTCTGGATGCCTGAGGCAGCGGGGACGATTCGTATCCCGCCCGGACCGCGCAAAAGTACATCGGATAGCTCACAGCGACCTTCGATTAAATCGGCAAGCGTGTACTGCAGGGAAAGCCCCAACAGGACATCGATATTCGCCAAGCCAAAATCGCCATCAAGCAATACGACTCGCCTTCCAAGTTTCGCCAGCGCCAATGAAAGATTCACAGCCACAGTCGTCTTGCCGACGCCGCCCTTTCCGCCGGTCACGGCGATAACTTGTACAGAGCGCACACTATCCATGTTATTGATTCCCTCCATGTGCAACTCGTGCGAGTAGTCGCTAACTATTCCAAGATACGCGATGGTAACTGAAATGTGCAGACACATGGACTCTAGCTGTATCACAGGATCACCAGAAACGCTGTAACCCACGACATGGTAATCACGCGAACCAGAACTGCCAGAACTGCCACTGCTGCGATGCCCTCATCCGCCGAGTAATCGCCTATGCCGAATTCAGACCTGCTCCCTTCCCTGCTCTTCAAGATCAACGAAAACCAGCTCGCCCTTGAAGCCGCCATCTTGGAGCTTTCGAACTGGGTCGAGCAACGCGGATCGGCCGACGTCGCCGACAACGTCCGCGGCGCCCTGAACACGGTCGACCGCAATGAGGAGTTCATCAAGATGACGCTCGCGGTGCGCATGACACCTGAATGACTTCCCGTCCACAGCCCTGGTCTCCGATGCCGTACCTGCTGAGTGAAGCCCGTTGCGAGCCAAGTTGAGCCGACTTACTGATGGATTGAACCTAGCAGCCCACAAAGCCCTACTCTGCTTGCTCCTGAGGCGCATTCCCCATTTTCCTGTAGCAAATTCTAATTAGCCGTCACTTGTATGAAGCCGCTGCTATGCTTGGTACTTATCGAACGGAGTCGAAGCCAATGTCGAGTGAATACTCGCTATCAGATTTGCTAGAAAGGCTGTATCAGAATCAGTTTGTTCTGGAGGCCGCACTTATGGAGTTAACCCTCCTATCCGAGAAGCAAGGCTTAACCGACGTCGGTGACAACGTTCGGGGTGCCTTATGGGTGATGGGAGAGAATGCTGGCCACATCAAGCAAGGGCTGGCCAAGCTTCGAGGCAAAGATCTCTAGCCGAGTCCCGATCCTACTTGGGTGCGGGAAAAATCAAAGTTTCACTCTACATTAAATAGTAGAGGAGGGACTACTGGAAAGGTCCTCGCTCAGATACACAAGCTGCCTAAGCTATCCGAGGAGCTATCGATCCCTAAACGTAAATAGAAAGAGGAAATCATGGGGCTATTCAGTGGAATCAAAAGCACCTACAAAAAAAGCGAGGCTGCTATCGTTGTTCAGAACTTGCTCGAACAACAAGCAAAGGTGGGAATATTTGACTTAGACCCCGCAAGGTTTGCAAAAAAACTTATTGAAATTATCTGGAACTCAAAACCAGATGTATTCGATGGAAAGTTTGGTCAGCGCCCCCATAAACTTGCCGTAGCTGCCTCCGCCTTATCAAATGGTATTGCGCTGTTTGAGGTCGGAAGTTTAAACAGAGGCGCTGTAATTCTATCTCTTGGAAATATAATTTCTGAAGTAGAAACCAATGGAGGGCATTATCCGCTAAACAGCCTTGATCATCATCTGTTGGAAAACTCCATATTGGTATTCGCAAAGGCCACACAAGAATATTCGGAATTGCCTCTCAAGAATGAAATTGATCCTCACAGCCATGATGTTATAGCTAGAGCTGCCCGCATGCTTGAAATGCAGCTCTTACTTTGTAAGGCCGACGACAAAACATATGATGGCTTTCTTCACAGCAAATTTGTCCGAGGATATATATTTGGCTTCTTCGATGCTGCAATGCAGCGCGCAAATATTCCTCTAGATAGTGATGACCAATTCTACCTGCTTCTTGCGGCAGGTCACACGTATATTTTCGATGGCAATACAGAACAGGCCACTAATTACGTATATAACTCACTAGCTCTGCAAGGTGACCAAGAGTTTGACCAAGCACAAGGACAGGGAGGGACCGAGTATTTTGACTTCCTCGATGGAAAAATTCGTAATCCCATTTGGCTTATGGAGTATTTCCATGGAGAGCGCAGCGCCGATGCCTAACCAACACATTAAAATACATTCTCTTCACTCCTCCAGCCCCCCTTTCCCTTGCCTCTAGCCATCGCCGCAGGACTGGTTTATGCCCCTCATTTAACTGTATATGAACAAGCCGAAGCGGATAGAGAAATGTGGCTGTTCCTCCAGAGTTTTCCGCTTGGCTTCACGAATGTTCACTGTGCCAAAGCTAGGGAAATGCTCGGCTGGACCGTCGAAGCATTGGCGTTTCGGGCGGGCGTTTCGACGAAAGCAATCAGAGAGTTCTAGCTTGGTACCCGCAGTTACGGCGTGTCACGATGTAAGCCTTGTCCTTGCGTTGGAAGCTGAAGCACTGTTCTTTCTCCCAGATCGTAAGCCCATGAGAGGTGAGAACTTCTGCGGCGCTACGACCGACCCAAGAGGTCGGGACGATTTTCACCTGATTGAATGCCTCTAATAAAAACCCATGGGCTAAAAAAGTTCGCACACAGTGGGGGCAAGAGTTACAACGCTTATCAACGCCCCTGTTCCGTGGTCGTATACTTTTGACGCGCGACTCCTTCACGGGGTTCTATTTCTTCCGCCAATGAATTTCTAGAGATGGGTACCTGAATACGCAATCAGCTATGCTACCTCGGGCGGGTTATCACCATCAAGAAGTCGGCACTATTACGCGGAAAATCGTGCCCCGCTCCAACGTAGACCTTAATTTTGCCTGCATGGCCGGCAACGATTTCGGCCGCGATGAATAATCCAAGACCTAAACCCGCCGCCGGGCCATGCTCGTCTTCCGAATACTGCGAATAGCACTCGTTTGGCTTGAACAGCAAAGGCATCACCTCTGCGCCGCCGCTCACCTACTAATCGGATTGCCCGTTCATGCGTTGATGATTCCTGGAAGCGCAAAACACCCCCCCCACCTCATCATTAGAGAATCACCCAGTTCATTAGACCGTCGCCACAGGACCACCAATCATCTGTTTTTGTTGATTGGCGCCATGCTGAAAATTCTCGCGTTGGTCGTATCAGGTATCTCAGTACACCTGCTCAATGTCCTCAAGCAATTAGGATTCGCGACCTCTGTGGCCTTGGCCATCGGCATGGTGATTGGTCCATCACAAGTCGTAGCACGGGTGGCAGAGTTTTCCATAGGCAGAAATCTCCACCCAACCTAGTCCGCTCGAGCTGGCGCGTTGCTTTGTTCGATCGGACTTGGACTGCTGATCTCAGGCCTGCCCTGGCTGGCGTTCGTGGCAATTGCACTTTACGGCACAGGCAACGGCATCCTCACCATCGCTCGCGGTACTCTTCCTATGGCGCTGTTTGGGCCTCAAGGATATGGCGCACGAATGGGGCTGCTCGCAAGGCCTGTCCTTGTCGCCAAGGCCTGCGGCCCCATTGCCGCCGCTTTCGTTTTGGAACTCTATGGGGCATCAGTATTACTTGGAGTGATGTGCAGCTTTTTGTTGATGTGCTTCATTGCCAGTTGGCGCTTACCTACAACTCAAAAGTCCATTGATTGATGTTGCTTAAGAAGCTCTGAGTTGATGGTGAAGTCAACTAATTTGACTGTCCAATTTGGGTTGATTCTGTTGAAAAACTCGGCTTCGATTTCCACGGCAGAAAATTACGCGTCTGAGATTGAAATCTGTGTTTTGGCAGAAGGCTCAGGACTCGGAATTCACGTAGCAGCGTGCAAAAGAGGTGTTTTCACCCATTAATCGAGCGTTATGGGCAAACCGACTTTCTCAACAGAATCGGTTGAAAACAGATATTTCAAAAGAGGCCTCCCAACGCTGCCGGCTCCCAGTTCAAAATCACCAATTCGCCACTGACCTTAGCGGTGCCCTGCCGTTGGTTGGTCGTGGTGTAGCGGATATCCAACATTTCGAAGTGAAACCCTTCGAACACTCGGCGGATGTCCGGGTGATCGTTGATGCTGACCATCACCCTGCCCTTGCAGCGACGCATGAAGTCGGCCATCCGCTCATAGTTCTCAAATGGAAAATCCACCCCATAGCCTGCGGTCTGCCAGTACGGCGGATCCATGTAGTGGAAGGTATGGGCACGGTCGTAGCGCTCGGCACATTCCAGCCAAGGCAGATTCTCGACGTAGGTGCCGGACAGGCGTTGCCAAGCGGCCGAGAGGTTTTCTTCAATCCGCAGCAGGTTAATCGATGGAGTGGTGGTGGCGGTGCCAAAGGTCTGCCCGGAGACCTTGCCAGCGAAGGCATGGTGCTGCAGGTAGAAGAATCGGGCGGCACGTTGGATGTCGGTGAGGGTTTCGACGCGCGTCATCTTCTGCCATTCAAACACTTGCCGAGAGCTCAGCGCCCATTTGAATTGGCGCACGAACTCTTCGAGGTGGTTCTGCACAACGCGGTACAGCGTCACCAGGTCACCATTGATGTCGTTGAGAACTTCAACGGGTGCAGCCTGAGGCCGCATGAAGTACAGGGCGGCGCCGCCGGCAAAGACTTCGACGTAGCATTCGTGCGGGGGAAACAGCGGAATGAGGCGATCGGCCAGGCGGCGTTTGCCGCCCATCCAAGGAATGATAGGGGTAGACATAGATAGCAAGACCTTTACTGTATAAATAAACAGGTGCTAGGCTCGCTCTGCTTTGTGCACAGAGCAGGAGCCTTGGCGGGACTTGCAGGGACAATCTGCGGGGACGGTGGCCAGGCTGAATGTTGACGCATCCAGACTGGCCGCTCCTTTTACTTTGAGTTTGAAACTTTTGACTCGGGCCGACTCATGCGCCCGGGTGATCAACCCGGCACTTCAAGCACGACTTTCTGCGGCTTGCCGGAGGCCTTGGCCTTGCCCTCCTTGCCGCCATTGCACTCTACCGACACCGTCCACCCGGACGGGGTGAAGGTGTGATCGACCGACTCCACCAGGTACTCACCATCGAGCCCACGCTTGAAGCCCAGCGCCTCGATCATGCTTTCGGCAAACAGGTCGGTCCGGCCCGGCAGGTCCAGGCGGACCGAGGCGGTGGAACGATTGAACGCCGCCAGACGCGCCTTCGCCGCCTCATCAGCAGCTGTTCTGTCCGGGTAGAGATGGCGGTCGGTGTGCACCGGCGGCAAGCCTTCCGGCACGTTGGGGTTGTCCAGGTGCGAGATCAGCAGCTCTCCACTGTCCGGGTCCTGATACTGGGTGCTGACGCCTTGGTGTGTACTACGGTCGCTCAAGCGAAACTGCCAGCGGGTCACGTCACTGCGCTGCAGGGCAATGACCGCCAAGGCCTTGCCACTGGCGCTCTGCCCACCCTGTCGCGGCAGGACCAGCAGCTTGCCGTCGGCCACCTTGGCCGTGCAGTCGTGCTTTTTGGCCACCCGGGTGATGAAGTTGAAGTCGGATTCATTGAGCTGGTCCATGCGTGGCACCCGGGTGTCGACCGGACACGACGGCTGCCAGCCATTGCGCGCGGCCACGTCACCGACGATCTGCGCCAGGCTGACGTCCTCCCAACTGCCGCTACGCGTGGTCTTGCCGCTGCCACGCATGTCGCTGGCCTTGCCGCTGATCACCAGCGTGTCCGGCGGACCGGAAACCGCCACCTCGTCCACGGTGTAGCGGCCCATGCGCGTCAGGTCGGCGCCGGCATAACCCAGGTAGACCTCGATGCTCGCGCCACGCACGGGCAGCGACACCGCGCCGTCGCGGTCATCAATGCGCAGCTCAAACGAATCTGAGGACATGCCGGGCCGATCGGAGAGCTGCAGCGAGATCAGCCGATCATTGATCAAGGTGGTGATGTCGGCACCGTCGGCGACGATGCGGAAAAGTGGTTGCATGTCGGCACCTCAGACAAGAAAAAGCCCGCACGCGGAGGGCTGGGTAACGGGATCAATCCCACAACGAAATGACGCTGTCAGTCTCGACCACCAGGTCCGGCAGCGTGATCAGCACGCCGGCCCGGAACGGCTGCGGCTCATCGGCCAGGCCCTGATTGGCGGCCAGCACCACCTCGACGCTGCGGTTCAGATGGCCATAATAGTGGTGGCACAGGGTGTCGAGCAGATCCCCGTCAGCCGTTCTGCAGGTCATCGCCATAACGGACAAACTCCAATGAAAAGCCCTGCTTGCGCGGGATCGCGCCGGGCAGCAACGCGCTTTGTTCCTCGTCGATATTGGTCAGGCACCAGTTGCCCAGCACTTCGCCATAACCGGTGGTGAGGTTCAGCGGTAGCAACTTGGCACCGATGCTCCGCAGCCTATCCAGCTGCTTCAGCCCACCTTTGAAGCTCGGGTAGATCGCGCCCTTGATGGTGATTTTTTCCTCACCCAGGCCCACCGCCTGCTGTGCCGGGCGCCGGGTCAGGCGTTCCTGCGCGGCCCAGCGAAACGCCGTCTGCCGGCGCAGTTCATCAAAGGCTGCCGTGTCCAGGTTGAAGTAATACGGCCGCTCATTGGCTTTCAGTGGGTAGAGGATCAGCAAGTGCGGGAATGGCTTCACCGCGTCGGGAATCGGCGACATGTCGCCGGCAAACCATTCCGTGGGGAAGATGTTGCCCAACGCGGCATTGGCTTTACCGGCGACCTTATTGAACGCCGCGCCAAAGCGGCCTATCTGCTCAGTCAACGCGGAAAAGTGCTCATCAAACTGGGCCAAGGCGCGCTGGGTCTGGTTGTAGTAGCTGGCGACCTTGCCGATCTTGGCCTGCGCCGAGTTGATCGCACCCTGCAGACGCCGGGTCTTGTCGCTCAGGTCCTCGCTCAGAAAGGGCAAGCCTTCCAGCGCATCCGCAGCCCCGCTGATTTCATTGAGCGCGCCATTCATGGGCCCGGTCATCGACTCGATGTCCGTGCGACCGGCTTCACCGGCGTCGACCATGTACTTGAGGCCACCCTGCAGGTGCTCCAGGTAGTTTTTTTCATCCGTCATAAAACACTTCCTTAGCCCACATGGGGCGCATCAAACAACTGGCGGTTACGCGCCTCCCGAGCAAAGTCGTCAAACTGGCGTCGCAGGTACGGCATCATTTCCTGAACGAACTGTGCCGGGTCTTTCACATCGCCTTGCACCTGAAAAACCGGGGCCGGGGCGAAGGTGAACTGCTGATCGACCTTCGGCCATTCGGGTGTTTTTGCCGCCGTGCTCGACATCAATGCCGCCGCCGTGACCGGCGCGGCGGGGGCGTTTTCCATCGCACGTACGACCGCGCCCACCCCTTGGCCGGCGGCCATGGGCAAGATGCCGATCGGTGCTTTGGCCGGCGTGTCCGGTCCGCCAAACAAGGCCTTGCCAATGGTCGCTCCCACGTCACCACCGCCCCACGCTCCGACCATGCCACCGATCACTCCGCCAATCGCGGTTCCGATCAGTGGGATGATCGAACCGATGGCCGCGCCGGCCGCTGCACCCGCCAGGCCACCGGCCAAGCTACCCGCCGCCTCGCCGTAACCTTCAGCCTTTTCATCGCGGGTGGTGGCGTTCAGGTAAGTGTCCACTACCTGGTAGCCGGCAGCAGCCACCGCCAGCGCCCCGCCCGCTTTCACGCCACGGGAAAGTCGATTGGCAGAAGCTTTTCGCTTTCGACCTGGATCGCGATCCAGTCCTTCATCATCACCGTCCTTCGCGTTGGTCACGAACACCCGCTGGACGATGTTGGATCGGTCGCCGGCCGAACCACGGGCGATGTTGGCCAGCCCCCGACCGATTTTCAGCGCGGCCCAGGCTTTGCCCAATACCAATGCACCAGCAGTGAGTGCCGCCAGGCCCAGCACGGCCTTGGGCGTTTCCTCGGACAAAGCGGTCAAGCCACGCGCCGCCACGCCAATCCCGATGGCCAGCGCATCCGTCGCCGGACGCAGGGCATCACCGATGGCACGCAGCGAATCGTTGAACGCCTGACCGGTTTCGGCCCAGCGTTGTGACGAGGCTTCGCGACGCTCGCTCAGGTTCTTGTCGAGAATGTCCTTGCGCGGGCCGTTGGGGTCCGAGGCGCCTTTTTTCAGCTCCGCGTAGAATTTTTTGTTCTGGGTGTACGCCATCAGCGCGGTCTTGACCTGCATGTCGGCAAATACATCACCGGTACGTAGGGTCGCGGCCAGAGCATCGGCCATCGCTTGCGCCTTGGCCGGGTCCGTCTCCTGGTTGATCTTGGTCAGGCCCTGATCCAGCTGTTTGGCCTTTTTGGGGTCGGTCTTTTCCACGTACCGGCGAGCCAGTTCAAAACTGGCTTCAAAGGTCGACAGGCCCTTGCCAATGGCGGCGTTCATCGAGCCCTGATAGTCGATCCCGGCATCGGCATAACCTTTGACCGTTTCCCCTGAACCGATTTTCGCAATCCAGTTTTTCAGGTTGTTCGCCGCCTCATCGGCACTGCCGGCGCTCTTGATCTGCACCTGCAGCATGGCGCCCAGCTGGGTCACCGCATCCTGCCCGGTGATGCCGCTGCTGGCCATCTGCGCCAGCAGTTCCGGAAACCACTTGGCCATGTCGGCCGCTTCGAAGCTGCCTTGTTGGCCCAGCAACGCGACCGATGCCAAGGCCTGTTCCATTTTTTTCGGGTCGGTGATCTTGGCGTTGTTCTGCATCGCCAGAATCATCTTTGCCGTGTCGGTGCCCGACGCGCCCTGCCCGACCGCAAACTTGGCCGCCACCGGGGCGTACTTCAGCGCTTCGGTCAGATCCATGCCGCCACCGACCAGCTGGTTCACCAGCTCGGCCACCTGGGTGTTGGCCATGCCGGTGTCTTTCGAAGTCTGCACAATGTCGCGGGCGGTATTTACTTCCTGTTGAGTATTGGCGGTACCGGACTTGATCGCGATGTCCCGGATGATCGCCTGAAAATCCGCGCTGACCTTGGTCGGTACAGCGGCCAGCGTGGTGCCGGCGACTGCCGTGCCAAACCCGCTGCGTAAACTTTCCCGCCCCTCCTCGACCTGGCCCATCCCTTTGACCTTGAACTCGGCGCTGCGCACCACCTTACCCAGCGCCAGGTACTCCTGACGCAGGCGCCCGACTTCAACCCCCTGCTTGCGCAGGCTGCTGGTGTTGGTTTCCAGCTTGCGCAGCAAGGCATCGGCATTGGCCGCGCCGCTGTCGTGGGCTTTTTTCCATTCATCGCGCAGGCGTATGGTCTCGCCGATGACTTTCTGCAAACCTTTGGCGCGCGTGGTTTGCGCCTCGAGCTTTTTCATTTCGCCGCTGACGTTCTTGAAGGCGGCACCGAGCGAAGAATCGACGGCGCCCCCAATCACCAGCCCGAGCGAGAGTTTGTTCGCCATGCTTATCACCTACGTGCAACGGGGTGGGCTCAATCCGTGAGCCACCAGACCATCTCGGAAAACGACAGCCCCTGAATCTCGGCCGCCGAAAAATTCAGCTCGACGGCCAAGCGTTTGGCCAGGGCTTTTTGCAACTTGGGGTTAAACCCCGTCGTCTGCTCCCAGACGAAAATAGGCGGTCTGCAGACGACGGTAATCACGCATCAGCAGCCCCTCCAGATCCGCGCGGCCGATGCTCGCCAGGCTGCAGAACAGGACCATTTCCTGTTCTTCCTCGTTGCTACCGCCCTGCAGGGTCGCGGCGCGCATCTCACGCACCGTCGGCTCGCGCAGGGTCAGCTTGTCGACCTTGATGCCATTGGCCTCGCTCGGTTTGGATAAGATGACGGTGGCGATGCCATCGCCCAGTTGCAGCCACTTGGGCAGAACATTGTCTTTTGCGTTACTCATGGTGTGGTTCCTTACATGCCCAAGGCAGACCGCACAGCGGCCAGTTGATCGGTGCCATCGATGATGCGGATCGAGTTGAGGGGATCGATTTCAAACATCACGCTGCCGTCGATCTCCAGCTTGTAATAGGTCACGGCGACGGCGTACTTGAACTCGCCTTTTTCGCCCGGTTTCCAGTCCCCCGGGTCGACTTCCTTGAGACTGCCCCGCAGGGTGGCGACCACCGACTTGACCACACCTTTCTGGCCCTTAAAGGCACCTCGGAACGAGGCGTTGAACCCGGTCAGGTCGGACTGGCCGAAGAACTTCAGCACCTCGCGGCGCACACCATTGGTGAGGAAGCTGGCTTCCAGCTTCTCCATACCCATGTCGAGTTCGACCGCCGCGTCCATGCCGCCCGCGCGGTATTCGTCAGTCTTGAGGGTCAACTTGGGCAGGGTCAGGCTCGGGACATCGCCTTGCAGGCTGATGCCGTCCACGAACAGGTTGGTGTTGTAGAGCACTTCCGGAATCATAAAACGGCCTCCTTAGGCAGCGGTGTCCAGCACTTCAGTGATCCACTGATCGGTCACCTCCACGCGGAAGTTCGGGTTTTCGGCCGGCGGCACGTCGGTGAACCGGATGTTCCAGTACACCTTGCCGTCGCTGAGTTCGCTGGAGGTGTTCAGCTCTTCGTCGGCATAGACCTCAAAGTTGATGATCGCGCCCTGATTCTTCAGGTCGCGCATGAATGCCTGCAGGCCTTCGGTCACGTCCTTGACGTAGGTCGCGGTGATCGAGCGGTCGACGGCCCACTTGTGCGCGTAGAGGATGGCGTCCATGACGATATCCAGCGTGCGCACGCGGGTGACGAACTTCCATTTCGGGTCGCTGGACAGCGTGCGGTTGCCCCACAGGCGGTACCCGTCATCGCGGATGATCGTGGTGATGTTCGCGTTGTTCAGCACGTTGGCCCGGCAGGACGCATCGCCGTCGAGAAACTCGATCGATCGCGTGGTACCGGTGATACCGACAAACTCCTTGTTCGACGGAGAGGCCCAGAAACCGTAGGTGGCATCGGTCCAGGCAAACAGGCCAGCGGTCCAAGCCGAAGCCGGTGCGTTGACGGTGGCACTGGTTCCGGTGTCCCAGAACTGCACGCCAGGGTCGACCATGTACGCGTGTTTGCTGCCGAAGTTTTCGGCATAGGCGATCGCGGCTTCGTCGGTGGTGTTCGGCCCGTCGAGGATGGCCATCGCCCGCATCTTGTCGCCCAGCGCCACCAGCTCGGTGGCCACCGCCAGCGTCGCCGAGTACCCCGGCGTTACCAACAACCGTGGCTGGGCGTTGAACTTGCTTTTACCGTTGAGCAACGCCTGCATGCCGGTCCGGCTGCCGTCGGCCCAAACCCCGCCGATGATCGCTGACAGCTGCTCAGCCGGATCCTCCAACAGCGGCACACCGACGGCGACAATCACCGCCTTGGACCGCTTGAAAATGGCCTTGCAGTCCTGGGTGATCGCGGCGTCCGGGCCCCAGGCCGCCACCGCTTCGCTTTCGCGGGTGATCAGCAGCAGTTCGTTGGCCGCCGCGGTCGCCGGCGGCCCAACGGTGAAGGTGTTGCACAGGCCGATGATCGACGCGGACGGGGTGGCGATATGCCGGGCGCCGGTGTCCACCAGGGTCACGGTGACGCCGTGAAAGAAACTCATAGAGTGATGCTCCAGAAACGAAGAAGCCCCGCATAAGCGAGGCCGTGGGGATGTGCGGTGACGTGCAGCATGGAAAAGAAAACGCCTCGGCAATGCGGGGCGTTTTAGGAGGTACTTGGCGCTACAGGGCGCTCTTCCTTAGTAGGAAATAAGGCGCTGGCTGGCCAGGCCCGCAGTTCATTGCGGTAGGTGCGCCAGGCGGACTCCGTGCTGATCGCGCCCAAGTAAGCATCCTGATGCTTGTCGACCTCTCGGCCCGCCAACCGCAGTTCGCTTTCGATCCACGTCTGCTCTTGTTGGCTTTGAAGCTGCAGGTCCAGGGCAGCATCCAGCACCCAATCGAGACCATCCCAGAGATGGGCCGCACTCGGTCGTGGCAAGGTCGTCAGCTCGGGGGGCAACTCGCCCGGCATCGTGTGTTTTACCTCGGCGCCATCGGCTGTCTGAAACACCGGGCCACGGTAATCGGGCACCACCACCCAGGCCTCATCCCTCCAGACAACCACCTCGCCGTCACCGGCTTCGGGCGGTTCCTCTAACGTAGCGCCCGCCGGCAGACCGCAACCGGAGCTGGCATAGGTTGCCCGTCGGCCAAGGTATTCCGCCGTAGTTTCGCTGAAGGTGTAAACGTCGATCCAGCCATTTTCATCAAAAAAACCGTTCACTAAGATAGGCATCAGTGCGCCCTGCAAATGTAGTTAAACGCCACGCTGCGCGGACGTGTTTCAGTAGCGATTCGCACAACGCGCGAAGGGTCAAAGACCATACTTACATCGCCGCCAATAACGCTGCCTTCGCCGTACGCGACAGAACCCGGTACCCCCGCAAACGCGCCATATGCACCGCTGCCGACCCCCGTATTGCTGGCCATGGAATACCCCCCGGTAATGTTCTGCATCGCATCGAGTTGCGGACTTAGCATTGCGCGACCGGCATCAATTCCACGGCCATTGTCGCAACCGCGAACCCATTCACCGCGCATGTCAGGCACGATGCCGCTGGGATACACGGCGGCCAACGCCGGGTAGGCCGCCACGTCGAACGGCTGGCCAGCCATGACAAAGCATTTGGCGGGCGGCGTGGGGGTTGGCCATGGAAACGGCACGCCGACAGGGACGGAAAATATGGCAGCAGGATCAAAATTGCTCTGGGTCCAGATATGCCCGAAATCCTGCGCATCAACCTGTACTTTTATTTGACTCGAGGCGTGGTGATAGCCGATGTAGATTTTATTGGCGCCTTGATCCGTCCCCCCGCCTTGCTGCACGGGAGTGAAGCCCAACGCAGGTTGGTACGTAGCAGGATCAAAGTTACTAGTGTCCCAGCCCGTTACCCACGCACTGAATACGTATCCCTCTGGGGTCTGAACACCGCCACGAGTAATAGTTGTACCGGTGTTATAGCCGATGATTTGTTGCCAGAGGGTGTCTTGACTGACCGTAACCAGCATGGGGGAGAATTGACCGCCCTCTGGAACGTTCGGGCCGGGGTTCACCCGGTAAATACCCACGGTGGTGACTGTGTTTAGATCGGTGCCGTCGGGAAGGACAATCCCCCCGTGACCGATGCCATAAGCACCCGTGAGCAACACACGACCTGGCGTGTCATCTTGGGGGTAGATTTGTTTAACCAGATTGGTTGAGTCCCAGATGCTTTCCCATTCGCCCCAAACACCGGCAGTCAAGGCCCGGCGGTGTAGGGTGTGGTCGGCATTCCCATAAATCTCCTGGAAGGCGTATTGACCTGGTGTAATCGCCGAGACGCGAACCCAACCCTCATAGATCCCGCCTCCTGGCCCTCCTATGCCATTGCTGATGAAATAGAGGGCCGTCTCCGCGTTCAAGCCACCGATGTCAACATCGCTGACCGCATAGGCGGGCCCGCCCCAGCCGAACGCTCCGACCTTCATCAGCGCATCAGGCGTTCCATCGTGCAGATAGACCTGCACATCTGCGGTCGCGGCGGTGCCCAGCCCGAGGTTACTCCGAGCCTCGACCACATCCGCAACATCGCCCAGGTTTTCACTCACCGCCAGGGCATCGGTAATGCCGTAGCCGTCCAGGGTGGTCGGGTTGGTGCCAGCGATCACACGCCCAAGGGCATCGACGGTGACACTGCGAAAAGTGCCCACACCGCCCCCACTGCCGCCTGCGATCATTTCAAACTGCAAACCGGTGGTGCCGAGGGTGATCGGCGCGTCGGTGACCAACTGCCAGAGGCTGTCGCCGTTGGTCGTGCCCTGCTCGACGTGGATAAACAACCCCGGGGTCACTTCCAGGCTGTTGTCGGCATCGGCGGCCCGCGTCCAGCCTTCGGCGCTGACGACATAGACACCGTTGTTCTGGGCCTCTGCCTGGGCGGTCACCAGCACGCGATCACCGACGGCCACGGCCACGTCATCGATGGTCTGCACATTGCTCAGGGTGATGGGGACCGTGGCCGCCACCCGTGCTGACTGTTTGTGATCCAGCTTGGCCAGCGCCTCACTGATCGCCAGGTCGACGTATTCACGCGTGGCCAGCACCACCGCTGGGTCAATCTTCAGCACGATGTTCGCCGAGCTGCTGACGATGAAATTCATCCGCACGACCTGGGTTTTACCACTGCCCTGGTCCAGCAATGGTTTATAGCTCGGTGCGCAGTTGGCCACCGCCACCAGATCACCGTCGACGTCGTACAGGCCGATCTCGCGAATCCACTCGCCGCCCACTTCCGGCGGAATGATCTGCTCAGTGATCACCGTGTTGGGATTGGCCGGATCAACGCGTATCTGGTTGATCGGCGCCCGGCGCCATTCGTTGATCAGTTGGGTCTGCAGGCGATCGGGAATCGGGTCGGTGCCGTTGGCATCGCCCAGGCCCATCTCGGTAAACATCCAGTCCAGGCCCATGGCGATGGCATTGGCGTGCTTGGCTTCACCGACCGCCGTGAGAATGGCAAAAAACTGACTGGTTTTATCAATCATAGGGATAAACGTCCAAAGTATCGGTTTCATCGACGCAGAGCGCCGGGCCAAAAGTGCCGGTCACGTCGATGTCTTGTGGGGCCGGCGGGTACACGTCGATCTCTTCACCTTCTTGCACGCACACGGCAATGCCCAGCACCCCCTCGGTCTGCAGGCTGAGCGCCAGGTTGGTCATGTGCCGGCTGACCGGACGGGCGTCGTCGATCAACCACGCCAGTTCCTCGTACAGTTCCTCGGTGATACCGGCATCGTTCAGCCCGACCTCTAGGGCGAAGGTGCCGGGCACGCCTTCCGGCACGGTGTCGAACCACTCGACCACGTCGATCAGGTAGCCCAAGGGCTCGACCACCCGACGCAGCGCACCGATGGTGCCTTTGCGTGCATGCACGTCGTACGCCGAACGGATCGCCGTGCGCTTAGCCTCCTGGGTCCAGTTATTGTTCCAGCGGTCCACCGACCAGGCCGAGGCCAGGTACGGCAACAAGTGTTCCGGGCAGGTATCGGCGTTGTACAAACTGCGCAGCGGAATCAATGTGTTTTCATAGTTGGCCGCTTCCACGGCCAGCTCTAGCGGCGTGCTGTTGAGGGGCAGCTGACTGCTCATGTCAGGCCCCCAGCGTTACGGTGTAGCCGTTGCAGTAGGCCGCCTCGGCCTTGCTCGGTTTGATATCGGTCCAGTCGAGCAGCTCAACCCGAGCGATGCCGGGAACGTGCAATTGCGCATCGATCCCCGAGCGCGCCACTTCCAGACCGAGGCGGCGGCGTGGGTTGATCCACTCGCTCAGGCGTTTCTGGCTTTCGGCCAGGTAGGCTTCGTTTTCCGGCCCCGGTGCCTGCGGATACAGCACCGCTTCAATGTGGTAATCGATGACCACCGCGCTCTGCACCGTGAGACGGTCGGCCACCGGCCGCACGTCTTCGTCATTGAGGTGCAGCCGGACCTCTTCCAGCAGTTCCGGCGAGGCGGCGCCGCTGCCTTCCAGGCTGAGCACGGTGACCACCACCACGGCCGGTGACGGACTTTCCGCCGTGGCATCGGCCACCAGGCCCGAGGCGTTGCGCGCATGCAGGATGTAGCTGTTTCGCGGTCCTGCCGTGGTCAGCCCCTCATACGACAGCTGCACTCGCTCGCGCAGGGCATCGTCCTCCTCAAGCACCTGCGGCGTCGGCGGCACCGTGCTCGGATCGCCCGCCTGAATCACCAGGCGCTGCAGGTTGACGTTGGCGGCCAGGTGATCGAGGTCGGCCCGCTCGGCATGGGCCAACAGCAAAGCCTTGCCCGCGTCGTTGACCCGCGCCCGGTTCTGCAAGGCGCCATACGCGGCCTGCTCGATCAGCTTGAGCACCGGGTCGCTTTCGAGCTCCGCACTCCAGTTGTCGCCCATGCTCAGGCGGAAGGCTTCCAGCTTCTCCTGGTAGACCACTTCAAAGTCGAGGTCTTCGAGCACTTGCGGCGGCGGCAGGGCCGCCAGTTCCATGGTCATGCGGACACCTCCAAAGTCACGTCGCTGCCCAGGTACTGCCCGGTCAGCTCAAAGGTGATACGCCCGTCGAGGATGGCCACGGCGCGCACGCGGCCGAGTTTCAACCGCGGCTCCCAGCGCCCGAGGGTGCTGGCCACCTCGGCTTGCACGGCACTCTTCCAGCCGTCATTGACCGGCAGGTCGACAAAGCGCCGCAGCTTGCTGCCGTACTCCGGGCGCATGCGCCGGCTGCCCAAGGGAGTGGACAAGATGTCCTCAATGGACTGGCGCAGGTGATCGAGGCCGGAAATGAGTTGGCCGGTGCGGCGGTCCAGTCCGATCATCCCGATCATTGGATCAGCCCTCGACCGCGACAAAATCCTTGCGGCCATGCAAATACTCGAGCGCGACCGTGTCGTCAGACGCCACTGCGACTTGTCCTTTTTTGACTTTCAAGGTGCGCCCGGCGTCCAGCAGGATCAGCACCCGCGAGGTGTACAGCGTGTCGCGAAAGATGCTCAGCGTGGCCGGCGCAGGTGCATCCGTGGCGGCGGGAACTGCCTTGGTTTTACTCGTCATGCTTTTTCTCCAGACATGAAAAAGCCCGCGCGCGGCGGGCTGAAGGTGAATGTGTGCTCAATGCGAGTGGTTGCTGCTGTTGCCCCCGGCATCCATGATCGTGCCGGCGCCGCTGATGTCACCGGACACGCTCAGCGATCCGTCGATCGCCACCTCCCCCACCAGCGCAATCTGGCTGGCGACAACGCGGACTTGATCCGGCGTCACTTCAAACAACGAGCCACCAACCGTGATCGTCGCGCGGTTGCCCTCGGGCAGCGCAATGCTGTAGCTGCCGGCCTGCCAGTCGTAAACCAGTGAGCCGCCATCGTCGAAGTACCAGGCCTCGACGTGATCGCGGTTGTCCGGCGGCGTTCCGGCGTTGCCATACAGCCCAGGGATAAAGGTGCCCATGGCCGGATCACCGCTCGGGCTGAACAGCGCGCCCTGCTCATTCGGGCTCGGTGCGCGCCAATGACGGGCCTTGCCGGCGGCCAGGCTGTGCCAGCGCACCCAGGCACTGACCCAGGTTCCGGCCTTGACCCGCACCCGCCCGGCCATCAGATCGACGCCGACCACCACGCAGGGCAGCAGCATGGCGGCGATCATCCGGTCGTGTTCGGCGCTGGTGTATCCCATGCCAGATCCTCCGGTTGAAAGTAGTGATCTTCATTGCCGGTACCGGTGCAGCCATCGACGTTCAGGTACAGAGAACCCGGCGGCTCGACTGGCCATAACCATTCGGTTTCACCGATCTGGAATATCTGCTTCCACTCAACGATCCACACCACAAATTGCGCCAGCTCCGGCATCGAGTCGTCCGGGAATGCACGCACCTCCTGCACCTCTTCGACAAAGTCCAGCCCCCAATATTGCCCGCGCAAAATCTTGCTGATCTCGGCGGCCAGAATGGCGGCCTGTAAGGCCGCTTTGCTGATGGTCGAATCGACCATGATGCACACCTGAAAGCGGCCGCTCAGGGAGGTTTTGCCGCTGCCATTGTCGGCGGCTTCGCCGATTTCCGTCAGGGCGAACAACACCGCCGGCAGACCGACTTCAGCGTTCAGCTCGGGGAACGCCTCGACGCTCACCACCGTCGGCAAGCCGGCGCGGAACGTCGCCTCGATCGCGTTGTGTAAGGTCGTCAGCTCATCCATTGTTCAAACTCAGTATGAAAGTGACCATGCCGGCGCCGTCCGGCTCGCGCTTGCTGACCTTGTAGCGACCGCCGCCCTGCTCCGCCGGTAGATCGATGGTAAGAAAGGTGTCTTTCTCGATGCCCACCGCATCCACCACGCGGGCGGTGAAAGTCGGCGCCAGGACGTTATCCGTCACGATGGCATTGCCCAGGCGCACGCTCTTCGATTTGCCGCCGACATCCGCACCGACAAAGGGCGAGAAGAACGCACCGGACATCGGCAGGCCGTCCGGCTTGATGGCGCGATCGCCGAGGCGATCGACCAACACTGCATCCATCCGGGCCGTGACGTCGCGAAAGCGGCCCAGCGTGGTCACTGGATCAACAACGCTTCGGCAATACCGCCGACCGGAGCACTCATCAGCTTGCCGAATGGCACCAAATCACCCGTGGCCGTGAGCGGATCAACCAGCACGCCGGCTTGCAGGGCCACTTTCTGTCCCTGCAACAACGCCGCATCGGCAGGCAGACGCCAGACGCCGCCGAGATGGCCGACCAAGACGTCACCCGCCACGCCACTGGCGATCGGGATGACCACCGTATCAACCAGCACCAACGGCACCCCCGCCGTCGCGCCACCGTCTGGTGCCACAAAAGTCAGCGTGCTGCCGGGACCCGAATAATTCTTTGACATGCGCATTTCTCCTGTACAGAAACAACAAACCCCGCTCGCGGCGGGGTGTTTAGGGGATTCTTCAACCGTTAACGGCTGGCTTTCGCAGGTGGCACGACACCGACTGACTTGTTCAGACCGCGATAATCCAGCGCCGCGACCCCGGCATCGATCCGCACCTTGCTCGTCACGCCATCAATGGTGAAACCCTGCTGCTGCTCCATGTAGGGCTGTTCAACGCCGTCCAGGTAAGCGACTTCGATGGTGTCAGTACCTTGGCGGGCGGCTTCATACCAGGTGACCGGCGAATCATCGTCCAGGCGTGGCTCGGCGATCACCGTGGCGAAATTGCGGATCGGGTTGTCGATGCCGGCATTGGTGTCGACGCCAGGCACCGACGCCGAGCGGATCAGTTGGTTGGTCTTGTCTTCCAGCGCCACCGGCACCAGGACAAACGCCGGGCGAATGTTCAGGGTGCGGGCCTTGCCACCCTCGACCTCGGTTTTCTGCAAGGCCATGGCGGTCTTGGCCTTGCTCAGCGCCTCAATCGACATATTGGCGCCGGTACCGGAGAACAGGTTGTTGCGCTCGGCATCGAACAGCGCTTTGCCGTCGCTCATCACCGGTGAATGGATCAACGTGTCATAGACTAGATCGCCGATGGTGCCGCGCGCGGCCAGGCCCATGTTGTAAGGCACCGTGCTCAACTGGTCGAGGTCATCGTTGATGATCGCCTGCCGGGTGATGCTGAACATCTCACCGTAGGTGGCCAGGCGGATTTTTTCGCCACGGTCACTGGTGGTGATGTATTTGTATTCCGCACCTGGGCGAACTTCACGCAGGCTCGGAAACGCCCCCATGCCGACCCGGGACGCCACCTTGAAGTCACTCAAACGGCCCTTTTTGGTCCACAGGTGATAGGTCTCCGGCGCCTCGTCCCAGCCGAGCAGGACCGACTTGGCGGCACTGTCCACCAGGATGTTGCCGAAGTCGCTGGAGTCATGGGTGAACGCCAAGCCGACCATGGCCATCGGATCAAGAGTAGCCACCAGAATGCCGCGATCATGCAGCGAGGCACGGGCCAGTTCGCGCAGGCTCATGTGGTTATAGGCGTTGTCTTTCTGGTTTTCCGCCTGACCCAAACGGCCCGCCAGCGAGGCGCGCACCGAATCGCCAACCAGGTTGCCGTTGCTGATGTGGCCATGATGCCCGGGGCCGCTCGTTGGGGTGGTGGTCGAACCCAGCGCGACCAACAGTTTTTCCCGCGCCATCTCGGCCGTGCAGCTCAGGTCATTGAGGCAGGTGTTGAGCAGCTCGGTGTGGCTGGTGACCAGCGAGCCACAGAACGCGGCGTTGATTGCGGTGCGGCGAGCACCATCCGCAGCCATGACCTGGGCGCGCATCTGATCCAGGGTCAGCGCGACCGGCGCCGGATCGACAGCCGGCGTTGGTGTCGGGGCTGGAGCTGGAGCTGGAGCGGGCGCTGGGGTTGGAGCGGAACCGCGTGGATTGAACAGATTTTGTGCCGAGGTAGGCATGTTGGTGAACTCCTGCATGCGTTTTGAAGTGAGTTGAGCGGCCGCCTTGAACGGATCGAGCACCTTGTCAGCGAAACCGGCCGCCACCGCTTCGTTGCCATCCATCCAGGTTTCCGCCTTAAGCAGCGCCTGAATGTCCTCGATCGCCTTGCCCGACTTGCGCGTATACGCCTGAATCAGCGTGCTCTCGACCTTGTCGAGTAAGTCGGCGTACTCGCGCATGGCGTCGGCATCACCTACCTGACCACCCCATGGCTTGTGAATCATCATCATGGCGTTGGCCGGCATGTTGATTTCATCCCCGGCCATGGCAATCACGCTGGCCATCGAAGCGGCGAGACCGTCGATGTACACCACCACCCGCGCCGAATGGCCGCGCAGCAGGTTGTACATGGTGGTCCCTTCAAACACGTCGCCGCCCGGAGAGTGAATGTGCAGGTTGATCTGAGACACATCGCCGATGGCGGCCAAATCGCGGGCGAACTGTTTGGCGGTAATGCCCCACGCGCCGATCTCGTCGTACAGCATCACCTCGACCACCCCGCGCTGCTGCGCCGCACGGAGCGAGTACCAGCTTTCACCGGGCTTATTCGTCGGGGTTATCGAGGCCCTCGGCCTCATCATCGGCAGGCTTCGTTTTGTTTTGCTGTTCATTGCTTTGCGTTTTTCCATAGGTCTCGTGATAGAAGTCCGAACTGAAGACCAGTCCCTGTTCCCGGTTGGTTTTGATTTCCGAAGCCCGGGAACGCTTGAGTTCCTGCGGATTGCGCTGCCGCGCCCGTGCCACTTCCGACTCATCGGAAAAGCCGGCCTCGACCAGAATTTTCCAGGCATTGGCCTCATGAATTGGGTTGATCCACGGCATCACCGGCCCTTGGTAGATCGCGCCAAACACCGTGTCCGGATCGACGTCGACCGGCACCTTGATCACCCCGCTGGCAATCGCCATGTGCAGCCATTCGCGATAGACCGGGCGACTCCAGTAGTCGATAAATTCGTGCTGCAGCAGGTCATAACCTGCCTGCCCCTCGACCAGCTCCTGACGCTGTGCGGAATAAGTGCCGTCGTAACTTCGGGCCACACTGGAGTAGGTGCCCCGGGTGCCGGCGGCCACGGCCTTGAGTTGACCGTTGCGGAAGCCTTCCAGAAAAGGGTTGGGCCGATTGCTCTCGATCATGCCGACGTCTTCGCCGGGCAACAGGCCGTCGAACACCATGCCCGGGCCGATGGGAATGCTGCGAGCAGCGGCAGCCTGGCCATTCACCGCAGATGGCGTGGTGTAATCGTCCGGTGTGCCTTTTTTGATGTACATGGCCAGTGCCGCGCTGATACGTGCGGCAACCCGTTCGCTTTCCTCGTAATCCTTGATGTCTGCCAGGCGAATCAGCACGGCATGCAACAGCGGTTGGCCGCGGTTTTGACCGATGCGCTTCCGGTGCGCGATGTGAATCATCTGTTCGACCGGGACGCGCTTGGTGGTCAAAGTCAGCTGGAAACCGGCGGCATGTCCGGGGTGATGCTTGACCAGGTGATAAGCCCGGACCCGCCGCCACTGATTGCGCTCGATCCCCTGCACAATACCCTTGGCTTCATCGTTGTATTCCCACGGTAGGTAATCCGGCTCCAGCAACTCCAAAGCGAAGGGCACCACGCTCAAATGCTCATAACTGGGCACACGCCCCTTGAGCTTCTGCGCCAAGGCTTCGCCATCGCGTAGCCAAGTTCGGCACACCTGCCGCTCCATCTGCGGTCGGGACAGCTCGCCGGACGTTTCCGGGCGCAACGACCACTCGGCCCAGCGGGCCTTGATCTGCGCCGCAAACTCCAGATGCACTTCCCCGGCGTAACTCAAGGGAAACGGCTCGACCGCGATGCCCATGCCGCCCACCACCCTCTCTTCCAGACGATCGAACAAACCGGTGACGATGTCGTGGTCTTCGTCCAACTTGCGGCACTGCTCGCGCAAAGAGCGCGCCGAACGCTGCAGCGAGCGGTCCGCGCTGGCCGATTGTTTTTTGGCTTGGTGGGTGCGGGTCGCCTGCGCCGCTTCAAAGGCCATGATGGTGCTACGGGCACGCAGACGGTCAGCCACCAGCCCGGGAAATACCGGGGCCAGCACGCGATCCAGCAGGTTCATCGGAATGTCGCCAAGGCGTACGGCGGCTGCCCCGCC